ACAAAGACAACGCAGCAATGTTACAGAAGAAGAAGAAAAAGTGAAAGTGTACTTCGATCACATATATGGTTTTGGTAAGGTAAGTGACCTGGACTTCATTTACTCTTGCCCGCATGGAATCCTGGAACCTGGTGAGCGCGAGGCAGACGCCCTGCGTGCCGGTTGGATCCCCTGGGACAAAGAGTGGTACAACTTGCGCAGCGTGCGCCTGGACCTGTCACTATACAAGCCTACTGAAACCACCAAGCGTCTGAGTAATAAGGTGCAGGTTCGTGCAGGGAACATGTCAGAGCGGATGGACCAGTACCACAAACTGTACGAGGCCTACTGCAATTACCATGGCTTTAAGCGTAACATTACCTGGGAACTGTTTGGCGAGTGCGAAGTGATTGAATACCATACTGACCAGCTGGTAGGCATCAGCCTGTATAAAGTGTTTGATGACCAGTTTGTGGCCATGCAGTTCATCTGGAACTATGCAGAGCCCAAGTTATCGCTGGGCAACATTGCCCAAATGACCGAATGTGCTGTTGCCAAAGAAAAGGGATGCACACACGTATACCTGCTTGGAGGCTACGAACACTGTTGTCGCTACAAAGCCGGGTTCAAGGGATTTGAATTCTGGACAGGGACGGAGTGGAGCCAGGATATAGACCTGTTCTATCGCCTGGTAGAAAGGGATGAAAAAATACAAATCCTGCACTATGATGATGTATGAACCCCACAACCGCCTGGAAGTAGATACACCAAAGGGCAAGGGCATCATCTGGCTGGTGACAGATTATGGACATGAAACGGATACTGTATATACAGTCATCATTGATGAGACGGGAGAGATGTGGCAGTTCACCCACAAGGAGCTGCGCGCAAGAATGAATCTAACTTTTGGAAGACATGGTAAAGCTATTTGACATACATGAAGGGGCCATCATACCATCAGAACACTGCTACGCGCTGAAGTTTCTGAAGGATATCATGGAAGAATACCCTGAGAGTTACATGAAAGTGTACCTCTATTTATTCTACATGAGTTGTCCCAACCCGGACATGAACCCATTTTTTGACACCCCTGAGAATGAGAAGGAAGACTTGATCCTTTCACAGATCCAGCCAGACTTCTCTACAGAAGACGAGCCCATCCTTTACGCCCTGGAGATGTGCAAGAAGCTTTATGAGACACCAACCTACCGCGCATACATCGGTATGAAACACATGCTGGACCGACTGGCCAAATACATGGAGACTACACCTATTGAACATGGACGTGATGGTAACATCAATTCCCTAGTCAATGCGGCTGCCAAGTTTGAGGCTATTCGCATGAGCTTCAAAGGCGCTTACAAAGACCTGATGGAAGAACAGAAAAGCATGGTGCGCGGAGGACAGCAACTGGGCTATGACCAGATGTAAGTTGAACGAATACTGACCCTATGGACCCGGATGAACAACGTACTCAAACATACCACTACCAGGAACATCCTGCTGATGCTGGCCATGTTCTTCAACCCTTTTGGTTTCGATGCACTCTTTGCCCTGGTGATGGAGTGGACAGGTTCTTACTGGACTACGGACGTCGTGTTTTACTGCGTGTCGGGACTGTTCTTTGGGTTGTACTACTGGCATACAAAATTCTATCCATATGAAAAAAATTAAACAATCCCTATCCTGGTGCCTATTGCACCTGTCGCTATGGTTGCACAATCATGACTGGCTTAATCGCCTGGCAGACTGGATGTGGATCACAGCTTACCGCCTGCGTGCCGGTGAACAACCCGACATCCAAAAACTGGCTGTTAGTGATGAATGGTCCTACGACTGGATCTATCATTACAACTCATACACCGGTATCTGGAGTGCGTATCACCGCGAAGACAGCGCAGCATACTGGAACCACACGGCTACACGCCATAAAGTGTTTGAGTCTAACTGCGTGACAGGCCTATTGCAGAAACTTAGAGCTGAACATCAATCCACCAATTCATATGAGTATGACAACGGTTATTAAGATCATTGTGCTGCACAAAGCTGACGGCACACTAAAACGCTACAACTCACCCTTTGTCCCAAGACTGGGTGACTCTATAGAAATCAACACCCATACCTACCGCATACATGAGGTAGTGTGGTGTCCCGACATGTTGCATGTGCGACTGCTTGTGGACGACCTGAAGAACTGATGTATATAAAGATCCCAACCTATGATTACGCCACCGGACAGTGGAGCCACACGGAATTTGTGACACGTGAAACGTTCCGTGAATTCCTGCGCTCTATCTTCAAGGAACCTGGTCAATATCAGTTTGACGAGTGTTCCCTGCTGTTCAATAAGCAGGCACGCAAATTCAACCAGGATAAGTTCTACTGCCCAGCACCACCCAAGAGTAAAGACTTTGTGGTGTACTGGGACGCGGAGAAGGAGAAGTGCCGCAATGGTGTCATCTTCAAGAACGGTAAAAAGACCTGGTATTTGACCCGTGACTATTACATGTGGCTGAACTTCCTGCCTATTTACAACAAAGAGGTCAGCAAGTTTACATTCCCCGATGTGCGTGACGCGCAATATCACATGGCGCTCTATGAAGAGCTGGCCAAACAAAACTATAAGCACGCTGCTATCCTGAAGAAACGTCAGATTGCGTCGTCTTACTTCCATGCCGCCAAGATGATCAACCTGTACTGGTTTGAAGAGGGTGCCATCAACAAGATGGCAGGTTCTCTGAAGGACTATATTGCAGAGAAAGGTACCTGGCGTTTCCTGGAGGAGTACAGGAACTTCCTGAACACGCACACAGCGTGGTACCGTCCCAGTAATCCTGATAAGGTACTCAACTGGGAGCAGAAGATCGAGATCAACCAGGGTGGCCGCAAGCGCGACGTGGGTCTGAAATCCGTACTGATTGGACTGGTCCTGGAAAAGGATCCTACCAATGGTGTCGGTGGTCCCTGTACGCTGTTCTTCCATGAGGAGGCGGGTATTGCCCCGCACATGGGTAAGACGCTGGAGTACCTGTTGCCTGCCATGAAATCCGGTATGATTTACACCGGTCAGTTCGTGGTGGCAGGTTCTGTCGGTGACCTGGAGCAGTGTGAACCGCTGAAGGACCTGATCATGAACCCAGACTCCAAGGATGTGTTGGCTATTGAGACCAACCTGATGGATGAGAACGGGCAGATCGGAGAGTGTGGCCTGTTTATTCCTGAGCAATGGAGTATGATCCCCTGCATTGACCAGTGGGGTAACTCAAAAGTAGAGGAAGCCATGGCGATGATCCTGGCAGAACGCGAGGTGTGGAAAAAGCAACTGCGCCCGGATGAATACCAACTGAGGGTGTCCCAGAAGCCCATGTACATTTCAGAGGCGTTTGCATCACGCGAAGACTCTGTATTCCCGCTTCACCTGGTGACCCAGCAACTGCGTCGTATAGAGGACAAGACCTATCTCACAGAATACGTAGAGCTTAACCGCAATGAACATGGAAAGATTGAGGCCAAGGAAAGTAAGAAGCTTCCCATCCTGGAATTTCCCATTACACCTAAGACACAAAACAAGGAAGGCGTCATCTGCGTGTATGAGCGTCCCATTAAAGACGCACAGTTTGGAACGTACTATGCCAGTATTGACCCGGTGGCAGAAGGAAAGACCACGACCTCTGAGTCGCTCTGTTCCATATTTGTCTATAAAGCGTCACAGGAAATCACCCGCCATAAGAAAGATGGCAGCATTGAACAGGTGATTGAGCGTGACAAGATCGTGGCGTCATGGTGCGGTCGTTTTGACGACCTGAACAAAACCCATGAACGCCTAGAACTAATCATTGAGTGGTACAATGCCTGGACCATTGTGGAGAACAATATCAGTTTGTTTATCCAGTACATGATATCACGTCGCAAGCAAAAGTACCTGGTGCCCAAAAATCAGATCCTCTTTCTCAAAGAGCTGATGAGTAACACGAATGTGTACCAGGAATACGGGTGGCGCAACGTGGGTAATATCTTCCGTGGTAACCTGCTCAGTTATGCCGTGCAGTTCATGGAAGAAGAACTTGACCATGAGAATGATGAGCAGGGAAACATCAAGAAAGTGAGCTACGGTGTAGAGCGCATTCCTGATCCTATGTTGCTTAAAGAAATGCAAGCTTATCGCAAAGGGCTCAACGTCGATAGGCTTGTAGCGTTCTGTGCGCTGGTAGCATTTGCCAAAGTGCAGGAGTCTAACAGAGGTTATAGTAAGCGTGTGGAACGTGAGCAGACCAATTTGGATAACTCTTCCAAATTCAGTACATTATATAAGAGCCCCTTCCGTCACATGGGAAGCCATGGTGGCGGGTCTTCAACTATGAGAAAACCCAGAAATCCTTTCAGGAATCTTAGATGATCCTGACCTATTGAAAACACCATGCCTAAGATTTATAACGCCTTACAACTAAAGAATGGAGCCAGAGCGGATTACCACCGCATGGGTACCATTACACAGCCTGTGCAGTTCTTACTGCGCGATGAGAAAGACGAATCATGGGGTGCCTGGAACATGGACTGGTTGGAAATGCAAGGGCTCAAGCAGATCCGCCGTAATGCACGCCGTTTACTCAAGAACTATAAGCTGGCCAATGGTATCATTGACAAGACCGACTACATTGTAGAAGAAGACAATGAGGTGGCTGACCTGATCGATG